TATCATAAATGGTCAGCCGACGATTGCTGATGCCATTTCCAAAGCTGGATTGCCTGCATTTACTCAATTTTATGGCAACGCTTTAAAAGATATGAATGACGGTCTTAAAGTCATTGATTCATTAAGTGGTTATCAAGATCTTGGTAAAATAGGTCAAGGAATAGGCGGTATTTTACAAGAACAAAGCCCAGAATCTAAAGCTAAAACAATACAAACTTTAAAAACTTTTGGTGTTACAGCAGCAGATCAAAAAATGATTCCTGCTGAATGGAACGCTATCAAACAAGCTAATGATGTTGCTACATTTGTGGCTCAAAATAAAGATTCAATTGGATTGCTTGCTAATGTTCTTGGAAACATTGGGGAATCTGCTGGATCTCTTATTAAAAACATTAAAAACTTGTATAGTAGTGATAAAGAAAATTACAGCACAAATGCTGTCAATTATTTTAATCAAAAATCTCAAGAAATTGATAGCGCTCTTGATAATTATTCTGAAAAATATCCAGAAGAAAGAGATAGAGTTGCTGCTGCTAAATTAGCATCCAAAAAACTATTTTCTCTTGCTCTTGCTGATGCTGTTGCTGTCGGTCGTCCTACTGTGTTTTTGGAAAGATCATTAAGCAGTTTTTACAGTCCAAATGTTCGTCCTGATACACTTATTGATATTATTAAATCTCGTGCTCAAGAAGCTAATAATAGGCTTCCTGAAGCATTTAAAGCTGAAACAAGTGCAAATCCTCCTCCTCTTTTAACATTAAAAAATTCTGCTGATTTTATTAAATTAGCATCACCTAAAACATCTGAAATTTCTGCTAAAAAAACATATAAAGTAAATGACATAATAGAAAAAAATGGAAAGAAATACAGAGTTATTGGCGGTGATCCAAACGATCCAGATGTCGAGGAAGTAAAATGAAACTTTCAGATTTAGGAACTGATGAAACAAAGAAAACGACTAAACTTTCTGATTTAGATTCATCTGTTTCAACTCCTAAAACTACTGTGGGATCTATTGATCCATATAGCGGTCAATGGATTGAAGGAATAGGTCAAAAAGATGTAAATAAAATGCTTTCCGAGAGTGGTAAGGGCGTTTTATCAGGCATGGGACAAACAGCCACAGGTATTGGTGAATTACTTCCGGGTGAAGCTGGTGCTGCATCTGCCCGTGCTACAAAAGCATTAAAAAATTATGGTTATGGTCCAAGCCAAGTTTTAGGATCATTGATTGCTCCAAGTGCTAGCATAACAAAAGCTCCTATTTTAGCTGGAACTTTATATGGACTTGCTGCTCCAACTGGAGAAGAAGATACAGCTACACGTTACCTTGAAAAAAGTTTATCTGGCGTTTTAGGTGGCGCATTAGGTTTTGCTGCAAAACCATTACCAAGCGTTGAAAAAACTATTTCTCAAGCAACAAGTCCAAGTGCTGTTGGAGAAAAAATAGAAAAAAATCTTACAGAAAGATTAAAAGATCTTATTAAAAATCGCAGACAAGATTTTGAAGAAATTAAAGATTCTTATCTTTCTGCTGGATCTAAATCTCAAGATAAAATTTTAAACGATTATAAATCACTTTTACAAAACACTTATGCTGAAGGAGCTGCTAAAGGTTCTCCAGACGAACAAGCATTGGCTGAAAAATTATGGAAACGTATATCTGATAGACCAACATCTTTGACTGAAAAAGAAGCTGGAAAAGTTGCTCCTGATTTTGATGCTATTGAAAAAGAAAGACGTTTTCTTAATGATGTATCTAATGGTCTTAAAATAGAAGGAGCTGAAGGTATAACGGCAACTTTTGCCAAAGACATGGCTAATAAATTAGAAAGTATTATTGAGAACAATGTTCCAAAAGAATTTAATAATTTTATAAAAACATACAAAACATTGTCTGAGCCTATTAATCAATATAATAGAGCTGTTGGTGGAGCTGTTATTAAAAGGGCTGATGAATATCTTCCTGAATTGTCAAAAATTGATCCTGCCAATATACCTAATAAATTCTTTTCATCTCGTAGATCAATCAATGACTTGAGATCCTTATCAGGTGATGAGAATTTTGTTAATTCAATTGCTAAAGAACACATTGCGACAGAACTTCGTGGTAAAGAAACTGCAAAAGAAATAAAAGATTATCTATCGAAAAATTATGATTGGTTGCAAGAGCTTCCAAGTATTAGAAAAGATCTTGATGCTATAGCTTCCCTTCGTAGTAAATCAGAAATTGCAAAGGCACTTGCAAAATGGAGCACTGTTGCTGCTTTGGCTAGTGCAGGCGCTAAACCAATTACATCAGCCGCAAGTAAACTTTATGGAATAGTATCAGGAGACTAAAATGCCATTGAAAAAAGGTTCAAGCAAAGCAACAATCTCTAAAAATATTAAGACAGAGATCAAGGCCGGCAAGCCTCAGAAACAGGCTGTCGCCATCGCGCTTTCAACTGCTCGTAAAGCCAAGGCTAAGAGCAAATGAGCAAGAAGTCTACGGGGATAAATACAGATCTGGAACGTGCAGTAAATGATATGCTCAAACAGAGCATAAACGATCCAGATATAGAGTTAGAGCTTAAGCTTAAGATATTGGACAGAGCGATAAATTTGGAAAAAATCAAGCTTAAAATCAATGATGACAATTGGGGCTCTGGATTCTTGGACGAAGATGATGCTAAATAGACGCTCTACACGAACTATGGGGACTAATCGTGGATGCTACTGTTTTGCTTATCGTGCGCACGGCCTTCACCGTGCTGTCGGCTCGGATTCTGACCATTTGCAGTCTGTGGATGGTATTTGGCCTAGCGTGTTGGGTGATGTACAATCCAAGTCAGGAGCGCATCGCCGTTGCCGGCGGGTTTGCCGTTCTGGTTTATATCCCGTCTGTGCTTAAGGAGAGAAAGAGCCATGAAGGACAAAGTAACCAACAAGACCAAGACTGATAAAGCTTGGCCTGCTGTCGCAGTAAAGCCCCAGACCATCAAAAACACGATGGGTCATGGTCAAAACACATTTACGTCTGGTAAAGCGCCTCGTGGCGGGTTTACGGCTGTGTGGGATTATTCTGGAAAGTCTGGTGATTATAAAAACAGCCCGACAACTAAGCCTGACAAAAAGGTGTACTAATGGCTCAGTCTACCTTTTCAATGTCTCAGCATGGTCGCTATGAGCCCTTTGAGCTTCAAGTCGGTCGTGGGCAAATTCCATATCATCAGCCTGTCGAGCTATTTGGCTATAGCACTCAAGTCGGCGGAACTGCTCTTGGGCCTACTTGGGAAGGTCTGACGCAATCTGGTGGAGCATACGCTTACCCCAGTGCGGCTGGTCAGATTGTGCTTCTCAGCGCTTCTGGATCGAGTGATTCTGGCCTTACTATTGCTATTCAGGGATTGGATGCAAATTTCAATCTTTTGTCCGAAAATGTAACATTGAATGGCTCTGGTACAGCTACATCTGTCAATTCATACTTCCGTATTAACGGATTGTATTGCACCAATGGCGTCAATGTTGGAAACATTACAGGCAAGATCAGCAGCACTCTATATGCTCAGATCAATGCGGGTGTTGGTCAGACTCAGATGTCGATCTACACTGTTCCAAATGGATACACATTCTATTTGGCGCATTTGCAAGCAAACGGCAGCATCGGTTTTACATCGAGCGCCTTTTTTACTTTTGCTGAGTATAATAAGTTTAACATTACATCGACCTACACACAGAATGGTTACACTTTTACTAACAATGCCAACACAACATTGTTAAGCCAGTCGCCTTTTGTTCAAATCTTTGAAATTCCATACACTGTTCCCGTCGCTCATCCCGCTGGAACGGACATTCAATATCAAATCAAAGCAAGCTCAGGTGGCCCATATACTGCATCTATTTTTGCTGGTGGTTATTTGATTGCTAATGACGGAACACCGGTAGGTTACTAATGTCTGGACCTTCTCTCTCAGTAGGACGTGGTGAAAAGCTTTCTGTGAAGGCTGGTGGCGGTCTGACAGAGAAGGGCCGCAAAAAGTACAACAGGGCTACAGGATCTAAGCTTAAAGCACCAACGAAAGACGCTAAGAATCCTCGGCATAAGTCATTTTGTGCGCGTTCTAAGTCTTGGAAAGGGCAACGCGGTAAAGCAGCACGTCGGCGGTGGGGTTGCAGGTAATGATAGATTCACAAACGCTTATTAACATTGGCCTTAGCGCAGTGCTGACAGTCATAGGTTGGTTTGCGCGAGAACTCTGGGATGCCGTTGGGGAAATGAGACAAGATGTCCACCAGATCGAGGTGGATCTTCCGACTAAATATGTCCAGAAAGAAGAATACAATAAGACTATGGAACGTATAGAGTCCTACGTCGCCAAAATTTTTGATAAGCTTGACAATAAAGTAGATAAGTAGGGGACATAGCATGAGGCATTACTATGGACCCGCTAACAATATTAGCTTCGATTAAAGCTGCCAACGAAGGCATTAAACAATCCATCGCGCTTGGTCGTGACATCATGGACACTGCAAAGCAGTTGTCTGACATCATGCAAGGCGTGGCTGATCTTACAAAATTGACTGTAGAGCCTCCCAAGGGCTTTGGATCACATGGATCTGCGGAAGAAATAGCTCTCAAAGCTTTTCAGGCTAAGAAGGAAGCTGAAGAAATCTTCACCGCATATAAAAATCAGGTTATTGCCGAGCATGGCGTGAATGAATGGGAAAAACTGCAACGTCAAATTATTGACACTCGTAAACGTCTGAAGGCGGAAGCGATTGCAGCAGCGCAACGTAAGGCTGAAGATCAATTCTTAGCAACTGTGATCGGTGTGAGCCTGATTGCTATATCAATGACTGTTTACATGGTATATTACGCACTCACTTATCGTTAGGGGAAGGTTATGAATCTTGGAAAATTTGGAGATTTGGTTGGGGCGGTTGCTCCTACGATTGCAACAGCGCTTGGTGGGCCTTTGGCGGGCATGGCGGTTAAAGCTATTTCTAGCGCATTGCTTGGGCATGGTGATGGCTCTGAGGATGACATTAACGCTGCTCTTGCTAATGCAACGCCTGACCAGATTACTGCGCTTAAAAAAATAGATTCTGACTTTAAAGTCCAGATGAAGTCTCTGGACATTGATCTTGAGCAATTAGCCGTTCAGGATCGTGACAGCGCCCGTCAAATGCAGATTCAGGTGCATGATTGGATACCTCGTGCCTTGTCAATTTGCGTGACTGTGGGTTTCTTTGGCATCCTTTTCTACATCATACGTTACGGATTGCCGACATCGGGCTCAGAGGCTCTTCTAATGATGCTGGGAGCCCTTGGAACAGCGTGGACTGGCGTGATGTCATTTTACTTTGGATCATCGGCTGGTTCACAACGTAAAGACAATACGATTCATCAAGCATTGAATGGGAAATAACATGAAAGAGAATTTTGATTCAGCTTTTGAACAAGTCATGAAGTCTGAAGGTGGGTTTGTAAATGACCCCCGCGATCCCGGCGGCATGACCAATCATGGTGTGACCAAAAAAGTGTGGGAAGCTTATGTGGGGCATGAAGTCGATGAAGAAGCTATGCGCTCTCTTACTCTTGAAGATGTCAAACCTCTTTACAGAAAAAACTATTGGGATTCTGTCGATGGTGACAGCCTTCCTTCTGGCGTTGATTATGCTGTATTTGATGTTGCCGTAAATTCAGGCGTTGGACGTGCTGCAAAGTTCTTACAGCAGGCTGTAGGTGTAGAGGCTGATGGTCAAATCGGCCCCCACACCCTCTCAGAAATTAGTGGGCAAGTCCCGGAAGAAATCGCCATAAAAGTTTGCGACACTCGTATGCGTTTTTTAGAAAGTTTGCCAACATTTGCGGCGTTTGGTCATGGTTGGACGAATCGGGTTGAGTCTGTGAAGGCTCTGTCGATTCAGATGGCGATGAACCCCCCTGCAAAGCAGACTGAGCCAGATCCGACTCCAGTTGTGGCGCAGGTTGATCCTCTGACTGAGGCTCCTGCTGTTGAGGCTGATTCGTAGACAATAACGTGCCTTCAAATAGGTACGTTCCGACGTGGCCTAAGTTCATCCAAGGGGCGGCGAATATTTGCCCCCCTGCAAGCCTCCACAGCCGGCAGAAGTGATAATCCTCTGACAGGAGACGCTGTGTTTCAGGCTCAATGCTGGTCGCAAAGAACTCTTTGATAACCTCACCAGCTTTTTCAAGCTCTGTGACCGCCACAACATCATTTTTGTATGATGGTACGCTGTCAGAAAGCTTTTCAAACACTTCACGTTTAATCAGCATCATGCCTGTACCGCCTGCAAAGACCTCCACAGGCTGATTGGCAGGCACTGTGATCTCAGGCGCATAGTTTACAAGATTAACCACCCATGCCCCTGTGTGGCTCTTGAGTTGATCCACAGGCACATTGT